TATTGAAATTAAATTAGTCAAATGAATATTTAATATTTTATATTAATTCTTATCTAATTAAATGGATTTTTATTCTTTTTAATTTCTTTATACAATTGATAATATTGGTCTTCGGTTAGTGCTTCCTTTTTAATGTGTGGAAACAATGAAGGATTTTTTTTAATAATACTCATACAAACATTAAAATATTTGTTTGTATCAAAGCGAGTCAGATCAATATATCTCACCGCCTCATCACATTGATTTAATGCAAGAAAACATAAATTTTCGTATTGCTCTTGAATCATATTTCTGGAAATTACAAATCTCAATTGACTCCAATCCCTTTTAATTACTGAGTATAGATCCATATTGTGAAGCTTGCTGGGCGTTGAATATTGAATGTTTGTATTATACGCTTTTACATATAATCATAATAATTAAATAAAGTTTATCTTCAATTTTTTTTTATTCATATAATGGTATAAAATAAATATGAATGAACAAAATCATAAAACCAAATTAACGGACAAAACAAAGAATGTAATGTATTATTTTTGTATTGTACATCCAGATCCAAATTATTATACTAATACAATGCAAAGTATGAGTCTCGGCGAACTCAACACAGCACAAAAATGTATCGTAAATATCATAAATAAGCAGCAAAACAAACCCTCATATTATAATTATATGGGAGGTAAGGACTATGATTATCCAACAGAATTAAGTACGATGGGAACAGACGAACTCAGAAATTTTGTCAAAGATATTATTAAAGTCAGGATAGCTAAAAAATATAATTTAAAAAATCCCCAACTTCAAGAGTATTAACATGTACCGTACTCAAATTGCCACAATTAATTATTAATTATTAAATAACTTAGTTCTGATTTATCAATGACATAATTTAATTTAGCATATTCACTAACGATAAATTGTATTAATTTAATTAAAGACAAATTTTTATTTTTATTAATGATTTTTCTCTCGCGTGGATTGCCCGTGGTATCAGTACCTCTACAACAATCACTAGGTTTTATTACAACATTCAGATCGGCCCCTGAAATATCTATTTCAGTATATGTGTACTCATTATTTATGTGTTTAGACAATCCTATTGGGAAACCCTTAACGTCATAATATTCACAATGCACATAATTTGGATCACAACCTATTTTGATATAATTAACGAAATCACGATATATACTATTAATATCAATAGTATAATAACCATCGTGAAAGGCTTCTAATGTTTTATTTAATGCATATAATGGTGGATATGCACTTGTGCCACTATATTTATTTATGAACGCTTCCTTATTTGGATCATGTCCAATACAATGCTTAAGAAGTTTGTCATTAAATTCTTTTTTGAATTCGTCTGTATATTTATCGTTGTGATAATAGTGATGATGATTTAATAACATCGTCCACTGTAATTCCATTCCGTGTTCAAAAAGTTTGTCAACATAATCCAATACAAATGTTTTACCGATGTAATGTATGTCGTCCAAAGCTGTATCTAAATGTAACATCATTAGGGATTGGTTTAATTCTTTTTCTTCGTTACTGTCGGTTTTGTTTCTTAACGTAAAAATTTCATTCAATATATCTATCTTATTTTCATTCGGTTCTAATCCTACATCAAGATGATAAGAATTTGACTTCAGTTTGGTGCCGTCATCATAATAAGTATTCGAACCATATTTTTTAATATTTGTAAATCTATTTAATACGTCGTATTTTTTCATCAGCTCTTGTTTTACAAAAATTATTGGATACATTTTTATGAATATACTTATGAATATACTTATTAATATATTGACGAATATGTTGATATATATAAACAAACAGTATTATATTTTTATACCATTATTTTTTCAACTTCCTCAATTTCACGAGGTACATTCGAAATTACTTCACATGAATTAGTCAAAACTACAACATCATCTTCTAATCTCACACCGCCAAAATTCATATATTTTAATATTTCTTCTTTATTCAAAAATTTGCCCTTTTCTTCATGATCAAATGCAGGGAGCAATAGTGTTTCAATAAAATATATACCCGGTTCCACAGTTATAACCATTCCTTCGCGAAGGATAGATAATTTAGTTTTTTTTTGATCTAAACGCATTTCATTATTGATAACTACATTTTCGGGAAATTCGAGATAGCCATTAACGTCATGTACATCTAATCCCATTAAATGACCAAAACCATGTGGCATAAATAGATTACCGATATTATATTTGATCACAAGATCATCAAGACTTTGATCATGTTGAATAACTAATCCCAATTTAATTAAATGTTCCAAAATAACTTTTTGAGAAATTATTTGCAGTTCTCGCCATGTAACTCCTGCCCTGACATTTCTTTCAACAGTTCTTTGAGAATCAAGGACAGCATTATATATTGCTTTCTGCTGCTCCGTAAATTTACCATTGAATGGAAAGGAACATGTTATATCAGATGCGTAGTTATTATATTCTGCACCCATATCTAATAATAACATTTCGCCATCATTTATTTTTCTATCATTAGGTGCACCTGCGTGCCCGTAATGAAGAACTGCTCCATTATGACCACTACAACATACGCATGTATATGAGATATGTCTACAACCATAATTTTTATTAATATAATACAAGAATAAAGATTCCAATTCTCGTTCATACGTTAAATTTTTAGCATTTTTCATTACCTCGATATGCGCCTCAGAGCTGATTTTACAAACATATCGTAATAGATTTAATTCTTTTTCAGTTTTAATTACACGACATTCACATAATTCTTTATACAAAATATCATCAATAATATTAAATTTTTCAATACCATCAAATACAACTAGTTCAGTTTCTCTATCACTATTCCAATTTACACCTTTATTAATGAATAAATCTGTCATATTTCGTTCAGTTAGAACTTTTTCAATATCTGTTGTATAATGTACATGATCAACACCATATTTTTCTTTATAAAAATCTAATGTATTTCGTTTACCTTGCCATACTTCCATATCATCTGTAACGAACGGAACGAATAGAATTGATTCACCTAATTTATCTGATTGTGTTAGGTCGATAAACCCGTAGCAATCTGGTTCATTTATTCCAAATAAATATGCAAAAAAACTTTCTTGTCTGAATATATATGTAACATCTGTATCATATCTATATAAATCTTTTCCTCCTTGTAAAAATATTCCATAATTTTTATTAAATAATTTAGTTTTTATAAGATCAGTTGTATACTTTAATACGCTCTTCATCAAAGCATAATTTTTATAAATATTTACCGGATACAATTGTAAGTTTTGTTTGATGGATGAACTAGAAATTATACCATTTGTATTTATGATATCAATCATGCGTTTAGTTATTTTTTCTCTATTTTCTTTAAACATACTAACTGGCACTCGATCGTTTTCATCAAGGTATCCGAGCGGATTAATAGATTTTTGTAAACCATCCATTTTGATTTGTATTTTTTTATTTATTAATATATTGCCATGTAATTATTTGATTTAATATTAATTTGTTTACTTTTCAATTTTAATGGAATAATATTTCGAGTATTCCCATTTGATTCAGTAAATCATTTGGTATATTATCCAAATTACCGAGATCAATCTTACTATTATCAACAACAATATCATATACAATAAAATCATTGTCATACATATATCCATTTGAACTAACATTATTGTTATCGACAGTTATTTGATTACCATCATATCCATATCTAAATTGATCATTAATTTCATAATAGTACTTATTGAAATTATTTCTGACCTCGATAGCGGCTAACATTACTTGTTCATTAATAGAACCACCTATTATTAAAAATCCATGATCGGACAGCTTGTAACTTGTATTATCGAATACTTGAACCGTTTTATCCATACCAATCGGACCCCCGGATTTATGGATTGTTAAAACTAATCCATTTTTTACAGGTGCTGGTATCGTTTCGTAGTGTTCTTTTTCTGCTTCAAACAAAAAATAAACACATATTAATAAAATAATTATTACAATTATCAGAGCAATACCGTTCATTTATTATATTGTTATATTAATATATTAATATATTAATCGAAAGTAATATATTAAAAAATAAAAAAATTAAACTGACTTAAATTAAACCAAAGAATCCACTTGGTCACCTGTTTCACCTATTTCACCTGTTTTGGTTTCGTTAGTTTGGTCAATTGGTTCGGTTGATTCAATCGGTTCAGTTGGTTCAGTTGGTTCAGTTGGTTCGGTTGATTCAATCGGTTCAGTTGATTTTGTGTCAGTAAGTTGGCTCAAATTATTTTCTGAAATTTCATTATCAACAGGTTCAACCTTCATAATTTCCTTGTATTTGTTAATAATACAAACGTGATGGTTTGTGGACAGTTGTTCAAGAGTCAATTTGATATCTTCCTTGATGATAGGAACATCTTTTTGATAAGTTGTAACACGCAAACCATCGGTAGCACAGGTTCCTGTGTTCACAATGGCGAAATTTTGAATTTCTTGAATTTGGCTTGGATCAATTTTCTTGTAGGAGATTTCAGTTGAATTGTAGATCCAACCTTTTGATTCAGTGGAATCCTTCTTATACAAAACAAATTCTTCTCCTTCAAGAAGGACATAGTAACCATCAGAATATTTTTCTGAACTCTTTTTGAATTCATCAAGTGTGATATCAAAGATAAAAGTTACTTGGGAATTTTGACTTTCGACGTCTTGGTTTGAGCAAACCAATTTCATGAATTTAATTTGCTGAGTTTCGCTGAGTCTCAAAGTAAATTCAGCAATTTTGTCCATTTGAACAGTCGTTCCATTGTAAAAAGTTCCTGGCACAACTGTAGTGATTTTTTCGTAAGCAATGAATTTGTTTCCCTCCCTAACAATATATTTACCATCAGCATATGTTTTGTCATAAAAGATCATATCGCGTGTCTTATTTTGTGAAGATGGTGGATTTCCATAATAGGTATTAATAATATGGATACAACTACTGATGGATTCACCATAAATAATTTGTGGTGAATCATCTGATTCCGTTGGTTTTGTCTTAACAACATAAATATAGAATTTTGACTCTTTCTGTTCTTCTTCAACAAGAGCAGGAATAGTATCATCTTCATTACTATATCTTAAGAGAAACATTAAGATTTCCCTCATTTCCACAACCTGGGGAGTGATGTCCATAACCTTGATATTGATTTCTTGATTTTCAATCTCCATTTGTTTGTTTGTTTTGTTTGTGGATTAAGTAACAATAAGTAATAATAAGTAATACATATCAAAATATTATGGTCTATACAAGAAATTATAAATTCAATCTTTTTAAAAAAAATTGATTATTTTATCTATTTGGATGATACATATATTTTTGAATCTAATTAATTTCATTGTCATAAATACACTTATTATAAAGTTTCAACGAATTAATAAGGTTTGTTATAAGTTTACGTAATAACTACAATAATTAGTGTTAATAATTTCATCAAACAACATAATGGTTTCTCAAGAAGATTTGCTGAAGAATGATTTTCCCGTTGATCTCAATGAACATCCCGAGTTTTACTGGGTTCACAAAGAACCCTTCACCAAGAAGCTTTGCACACTTGTAAAACATGATGAAGAAATCATTAGGTTTGCTTTGATGTTTACACACACTATTGGTGCTGGTATTAGATATCATAATTTGCTTTTCGTGACAAATTATGGTTCGTTGATCATCAGCAGACATTTAAACAAACCAATGAATCCACTTTACACTCATGAATTTCCAACTGTTAATGTTGTCATTGAAGGACACAAAAAACTGTCGCAAAGAGAAATCGATATTATCAATACAAAAGTCGATATGATCAAACATCAATCACAAATCATGTCGATTCTTCTTATTGAGGAACCATATAATTCCGACGTTATCGACAAATACAGTGGGTTCATTTCCAAATATTTTGGGAATAAATTGGACGATGATGTCGATTTCAGTTCAAAGGATATGAAAAAACTCTTTTTTGGTAAAGAAACTCCAGGAAGAGTCATTTCGATTGACAAAAAACGTGAAATGGTGAGAAAATTGGTTGAGGATGAGAAAAAGAAATTTGACGAATTGAAAAAAGAGAAAAATAAATCAAAAGAAATTCTCACATCCTATCAACTAGTTTTCGATATGTTTGTTGAATAAACAAATTTTATTTATTTTATTTTTTTATTTTTTATTATTCGATATTTGTAGTTTGTTGACTTGTAAATTCCGCATTTATGTGATGAACTATTCTATCTGCATAATTATTTTTTAGTAAATACACAGCATCGAGATACAAATTTTCCATCATAATAATGATTAAAAATGGAAGGAGAAGAAAAAATGTTATTAAACATGAAAGAATCATAAAAATGACTAATGCCCACCATGTTTTAGTACTCAGAATATTCATGACTCTTTGATTGATGGGTTCAAACAAATAATTTAATAGCTTGTGGCTATATAAATGTGTAACGACTCTTCCCGATCTTGCGGATTGTTTTTGTACTTTATCGGGATTAATTATACGACAAAAACTGCATAAAAATTGTGTTCCGTTAATACATCCTTGATAACATTCGATGTGATATGATGCATTGCAAGAACACAATTTAATTTTCGGAATATATTTGTCTTTCTGTTCAATTTCATGGAGACATATACAGCATTCATTTTCTTCTGTTTCCATTTTAAAGCATACACAATTTCCGTTATAATAAAATTGGATTTAAATAAATTTACGTATATTTGATATATTATTTGCTAATATGTGAAATATAGATAAAAGATTAATTCAATTTTATTTAATTCTGAGTTGATTATTTTGTTGTTGTGAAATAGCCAATTGGTTGAATCCACCGAGAAAATTAATGTTGAGATCAATAATACTTCGAATATGTGCATCAGTTATTGATGCTTCCAAATATACAATCTGATCGGTGCGATCACATGAAAGAATATCACAATCAGAATGTGTAACAATGACATAGGGTTTCGACGGTCTAAATGATGACACCAATAGGTAACGTTCCCAAAGAAAAACATTTTTATGTTCATGGTGAGGAACTAATGCAACCGTCATCAAAAACAATGATCCTTGTCCGTTGTTGTACGAGAGGTCAAATTTTTGATTCAAGTACGGTTCACTACTTACTTGTAAAGCATATTCTCTCATGGCAAGCGAAACAACTTTCTTATATGTTTCCTCAACTCCTTTGAAAGCATCATCTTCAAGCCATAATGCAACTAATTTGTCGAGATTGTAACTATAGGTTGCACCGGTTCCGTGAACAATAACATTATGTATGAATTCGAATCCAGCAGGATCATAACGCTCTCCTATACTAGTACTTGATTCTGTTTTGAAGGCTTTTAATGTTTCAATTGCAGCCTGAACCCTGGGATCTCCTACAACACCAGCAGCAGAAGTAAATGCTTCTCCAAATGCTTCACCTTTTGATTTCTTGTTACCTGATTCTGATTCTGTTCCTGATCCTGTTGAGGGATTTGTACTTGTTGCCAGTGAGAAAATGAATACGGATAAAAAACAAACTTTAAACAAAAATGACGTTGTGAACTTCATTTTTTATTTATTTAAATTAATTGGATGTATAATAAAAAGAAATTATATGGATTGTATTAGAGATAGATAAATCAAATTTTTTAATCTACTTCACTCTGTTCTTGATTA